TTGCCGCCATTCTTTGCTTTGTTAGCAGTAGCGTTACCCTGATTTTGTTTGGAGTTCTTTTGACCTCCTGTTGAACCTTTTTTGCCCTTATTTGCGGACTTGGCCATTACGCTCCTGTGCGAGGTTGGACTTGTCCTTCCTCAAGAGCTTCCACTCTTGACTCAAGGGATGCTTCAGCAACTTCTGCTGCGGGTGGTTCTGGAGGTGCGACTACAAACTCTTGTCTGGGTGCCTCTGGCGCTTTATGTTCTTCATCATCACCTTTCTTCATGGTGTTGATACCGAACGTAGCAGCAGATGCTGTAAACACAGTAGCAATAAAGGTCGGATCCATTTTGGATAGCATACCTGAATAGCTAGCGGTGAGAAGAGCAGCAGACCAACTCAGGATACATATACGAATTAATTGTCCCATAGCATTTTCCTTTTTCTTGTCCATTGTTTTTTATTGTGAGGTTAACTTTTTTTCCAAGCTTCACCTTCTGCTTTTCTTCTACGAGCAAGACCTGCTTCTACATTAGAACCAGGATTACGATAGAGGAATAGCGCATCAGGAACCATGTCCCATTCTTTATTCTTCAAGCGTTTAGTAATAGTATTAAAGTTAGCACCACCGTAGAAACCAGCACCAAGATTATAAGCAAAGCTGAGAAGAGCTCCTCTTTTTCCATCTGACATCTCATTCCAATGTGGTACTTTACGAAGTGCAGGAAGAAACTCATTCTTGCACTGCTCAATAAGAAGTGCATCCGCTTCTGCCTGTGTTAATGTATCACCCATCTTAAAGTGTGACCCATCTTTTTTGCGAGTTGAACCCCAACCAATAGTAATTGGAAGTCCACCAGTCAGAGGATCAGGATATGCCTTAAGATGACATCCTTCAAACTCTTTGATTAGTTTAATTCCCATTTGTGGGACATCATCACCACCTGTTACAGGAGCTGCAGCAGCGGGTGTGGATGCTGGTGCAGCACTAGTCTTTTTTCCGCGATAGATCTCCGCCCAATCAATATTATCTTCTAGATACTTGACTGGGAGATTATCTTCCAACCACTGTACTGCTTTGACGTGATTGGGGTTCTTCTCGTCATAAAACTTGAAGAAGTTATGTAGATCGATTCTTGCCATTGTTGTCTCCGAAATACCGTTGATAAAGTTCGTTTGCTTCTACGTGCCTACCATTATTTGTAAGTTCTTTAATCACTTTAAGCATCTTTGCTTTAAATCTAGTCGAAGATTCTGCCCCATCCATCGTTGCCTCCTGGACACCAACGGTGCTTGAGAACTGCTTTGGTGTAAGTTGTTTTCTTACCGTTAGTCACAGGACCAGTATAGTTATCATTGAGAGAACCATATGGATCATTTACAAAATATCCTTTACCATCTGGTGTCTTACCAATCACAACACACATATGCCCACCAGTAGGTGCAGAAAGAGAACCCCTGTGAAGGATACCAATAACAACAGGTTTCCCAGCATCGAGACTTTTATCAACATCAGCAAAAGAAAGATTGTAACTAAAGTGTGACTTAACTCCATAACCTGCCAGAACTTTCGTCTGTACCGCATGGTCAGTCGTGTCGCCAATCGCAAATACTTTCTTGACATACTCATCATCGCCTTTGATGCTCCCTGGCTTGAGGAAAGCAAGACACATTGCACATGACGAACTATTGCAAGTTCTATGTGCATCTCTGTAATTATCTACTTGGTTAAAGTAAGGAACTGCGAGGACTTCTGGTGTGGGGGGTTTAGTTCTAAAGATTCCAATCCAATCAGTCTCTGCGTCATCTAGGAATTGAGCAGGAAGGTTATCCTCTAACCACTGTACTGCTGCTACATGATTCGCATTACCATCATCATAAAATTTAAAAAAGTTATGAAGATCTAGGGTCATTGGATATTACTCTAAACACTGGAGTATTTATAAAAAAAACGCCCTTTTGGGCGCTTTGATTATCTTCAAACAGTGGCACCAACTTTCACATTTGCCGCCACATAACTCAATACATTCTCCGGAGTAGTCGCTTCGTAGGGGTCTGTGTCGGCATTGTCCCGTTGCCCATCCTCAACGAATAGTTTTTCGATGACTCCGTTATCCACGACCATAGCATAACGCCAAGAGCGATCACCGAAACCAAGGTTAGACTTGCTGACAAGCATACCCATAGAACGTGTGAAATATGCATTACCGTCTGGAATGAATTTGACTTTCTCAATGTTCTGGTCCTGGGCCCAGGCATTCATCACAAACGCATCATTAACAGAAATGCAGTAAATAGCATCAATACCGAGAGCAATAAACTCTTCGCACTTCTCTTCAAATCCAGGCAACTGGTAAGCAGAACAAGTAGGAGTGAATGCACCAGGTAGACTGAAAATAACCACACGCTTGCCATCAAAAAGTTCAGCAGAGGTATGTGTTACAAACTCACCGGACTCACGGAATAAAAATTTTACCTGAGGTACTTGATATCCTTCCTTACGCATCTTAACCTCCATCACCATACGCCAGGAATCACCTGACCAGTCAGGGAATAAGATACGACCGCCGCAACGAATCCAAGCATTGCAAGGCGTGAGTTGAGGACTTCTGCCTCAGGGGTAAATCCGAATTTCATTTTGTTTCTCCTTGATAGGGGTGTTGTTGTTTGAGTTCAGGATTAGGTTGGGAAAAAACCATCGGGCTTCTGGTCTTGTTTTTGATAACGATGAAAGCATCGTTCTGATAAGTCACAGTTCCACATGGTTTTGCCCACTTGGGATTAGCATCTGGATGAGTAGCAGTTCCTGTTACTGCTGTACCACCGATTTCTACAGAGAGTTCATCGTTAACATCCCATCCAAGGTTTTGAAGAGCAAGAGCAAATTGTCCAAGCATATCAGAGGTGTGAATGGGTCTGGGTGACATCACTCTTTCCTCTGGTTCAAGATTGCCAATCATCAATAAGTCTCAGAGAGTTGATCTACAGCATAACCCAGGATTGCAAAAAATGCAACCGTGGTGATGGTAAAAATTGTTTCAGTCATCAGTAACCTCTTGTTTGATTGGTTGTAGATCTTCAGAAGATTCCGAAGAAGAACTTGTCAGTGAGAGCATAAGAAATGAACCCAGCAATAATACCGACCATAGCCCAGCGTCCATTAACTTTCTCCTTTACTTGATTGGGGGAATCCATACCGTAGTTTTCGTAATACATGGTAGGCTCTGTTGCCCACATGTTTTGTTGACCACGCTCATTAGTTGTTACAGTCATTGTAGTTTTGTAAAGAACTATTACACAATTATATAGGAAAAAGAAAGGGGTGTCAAGCACCCCTTGTAGTCATTTATACTTATTTTGTCAGGATTCCCGCAAATTAATTTTCATTCTTCTGGTATTCTAATTTGACCCAATTTACCAAAGCATATGATTCAGTTAGTTCTGATTTATATTCTTGATAATCAGGATCATCTAACATATCTTCTTTTTCTAGAAACTCAACTTCACTAGAAAGGAAATCAATGTAGTGATTAATAGCGGTAATAGCAAGTTGCCGATCCCGCTGAGATAAAAGAGACATATTACCTCCCAACTCAATATGTATAATACTAAAAAAGGGGTTGTTTGTCAACCCCCATCTATTACCTTATGAGTGAGTTATCAGAACGAGTAACGAACTTTTAGTTCACCACCAAGGTCAAAGACTTCGCTAGTGTTACCATACTCACCAGAAATTTTAGCATTGACGCTAACACGTTCGGATGCTTTCACTTTTACACCAACTTCACCAACGGCAACGGTTTCACCAGTGGTGGTGGTTGCACCTTTGGTCCACTCATAACCAGGACCGATTTCACCAAAGACAGTTACATTAGGAGCAACTTTCTCTTCATAACCAACACGAAGTTCAGTTTGGGAACCTTTGTAGGTGCCATCAGAAAGAGCACCAGTAGTCTTGCTTTCAACATAAGGGCCAGCAAATGCAGCCGAAGCAAGGAAAGGAGTTGCAGCAACAGCTGCGATTGCGGATTTAAACATAATTATACCTCTAAGTTTCTCGCAGAGTAATACCTGCGGATGGAAGGAGTTTCGACAAACTCCGTGTTCAGTGAGTCAACGAGTAATTGAGGTCTCATCACCTGAATGTATTTATTGTAACACAAACCTGGGATCACGTCAAGCCCCTTGTGGATGACTCGGTTCGGTTATCCGACTAAGATAAGGATCATAATTCATATACTCTCGAATATCCACATTAGCTCCATTTTGTTGCCAATAATTTGCCTGAGCTGCATGATTACCTCTATGAAAAGCATCAATATGATCTGGATGTATAGAAGATCCCAATTCAATTTGATAAAGAAGAATTGGAATTGAATATGTATTCCCAGAATTATAAATCAAATCATCAGCAACTGGTCTAGGCTTGACTCCATTATCTAAACGATACTTATTATCTTTAATATGAAACTTTAACAATTTTTCTGCATGGTGGCGATTAATTAAGTAACACGCAGTAGAAAAATCATTAACAAATCTTTTATGAAGTTTAACATGAATGTCACCAGTACAAATAATTGCAATCTGAACAACATCCCAATCATATGGTATTTGGGAGTAAAAGTCTTGCCAAGTAAAGTTCCAATAATGAACTGGATCTAAGCTACAATCATCCTCCATAATAATTGCATACGGACTGTCGGAAGTTTCATACCAATGCTTAATTGCTTTAAGATGTGAAGTAACACACCCAATTTCGCCCGAAGTCATCATATCAGGATATTTTCCTTTGATGATGTCACTCAGATCATCTTCACGACCATCATAAGCAGAGATGCGAGTATAATTCTCAACTTCCCAATACTTAAACTGATCTTCCATGTATTGCTTTCTATCAAGTTGCCCATCAAGATTCAAATAATAAATGGGACCAATATTTGCAAGTTTATATGTTGATTTATTTTTGTCCATTGATAATAGATTCAATACTTGGTAGATAATGAGTTTTTAAAATTTCAGTCCAGTTAAACTGTTTTGAATATTCTAGTATTTCTTTTCTATTTTGTATAGAGTAGTTTCGATTTTCAATAATTTTCCTTTCAACATATTCTATATCATTAATTCTGTTTTCGGGAATGATTGTAATAAAATCTTTGAATTCGTCAAGATTTGCTTTACCCCACTCACATACAACTACACCTAAACCGGCAGAAAGTGCTTCCATGCAAACTAATGGATGTGCTTCTCCATCCGAAAGAAGAACAAGATTACCATAATCAGTCAGTTCATTATAAAGAGTTGGTTTATCCCATTCACCCAAATAATTTCCATTTGTATTAAATCTTTGATCAACATTATTACCAGCAAACCATAAGCTAGAAATTCCTTGGAACATAAATTGACGCTTTCTATAATCAATTTTTGCTAGGTAAATTGAACGATCACTAAATTTTGGTTCATTAGTATACCTGAAAAGAGAATTATTAACACCATTTGGAGTTAGATAAAGTTTATCCTCAGGAATATTCATTAAGACTTTATAAACATTCTTAATTCCATCAGACAAACAAAAAACATTTGGTCTAATCTGAGCAAAAGCATTAGCAATATTTGCATATCCTCCAAACATTTCAGGTCTTTCTAGATAACCAAAGTGACTTGTAATTGCTTTGGGATATTGAATATAAGAATATACTCCAATAAAGTCATCATAATGAACATGAACAAAATCCGGTTTGAAATTATTAATCTCAGAAATAATTTGTGATGGATTTTGAGTGTTGACAATCTGAACTTCATGCCCAAGTTCTTCAAGAGCACACTTAGTATCCCACACTAAGATCTCAACTGCGCCCCAACCAGTTGGAGGAATTGGCATGATTCCAGGACCGACTAATGTAATTTTCATATCTTACCCAACTCCGTAAACAAAGACATATGCTTGCCATCATGTCTTTCATAAATCTCATAATCATTTGGATTCTTTTTAACCAAATAACCAAGTGCAATTTGTTCATTATTTACAAACTGATTTAGTATCATTTTGTTTAGAAGAACGTCATCAACATCTTGCCCAACTTTAAGAATAGATTTTACCGTCCCACCAAACATAGATCCAAGAACATAAGATCTATTGTCCAAAAGATAACTTTCTGGAAGGGTTACTGCATTTGCAAGATCTTTATAAAATTCCATGTTCATTTGAATGAGGAATTTTTCACCCATGCCTTGTAGTGCTTCTACTGCATTTGAACTTGGGTAATCAAGATCTAGATTATAACCTTCAAAAAATCTGGATCCGCCAGCATCGAGCCAGAAGAAAAATTTACTATTAAATGGGTTTTCATCAATAGCAGTTTTCAACCACTCGAACTTAGAATATTGAATAATAGAATACATTGAGTGCTTACACTCGATTCTATTTGGATCAGAGATTTTATTTTTATACTCATCAGATTCGATAATAGAATCCAGGGATTGTTTAAGATGATAATATGGAATTTGGTCTGCTGTTTGTACAATAATTTCTGTTGGGATATTGCTTCTCCTTTCTTCAATAAAAGGAACAAGATCTTCCGTTACAAAAAGAACCATTGGACATTTAAGTTTGAGAGTTAACTCAAACCATTTCAAATATTCATCCCAAGATCTACCATCCATTTCCTCCCTTTCGATATTAAAAAGAGAGGATACAATTGTGACTTCCTTCATAAAACACTCATAATAGACTTAATACGATTCACATAAGTGTGATTCTCTTGAACATACATCATAGACTTTCTTATGTAGTCATGATCTAAACGCTTATCCATGGCATCATGAAACATCAATCCAGTATCGGGAGAATATATGCAATGACCTTCAAGTTCTTTAAAGACCTCATATGAATTTGTAGTCCCCAAGTGTCCCCAACTAATAGATTTGAAAACTCTACAAGGAACATATCCATTTTTAATATGCTCTGGACCACGAATATCAACACCAAGAATTGATTTCTTAGTTCTCAAAATAACTTCACTCTCACTTAGAGGATTGGAAAATGGGTCATTATGAATAAATTCTACACCATTCTTATTGCATTCGTCAATGAATGGTTTAAAGGTGCTGTAATTTTCACATCTACCATGCGCTGAAATATTTCCACTAAAATAAATTTTATCTTCTCTTGGACAATTAATATCTTCAAAATTAAATTCTTCTGGTAGATAATTGGTTGCCCAAGTTACATAAAACTTATCATAATCTTCAATCCAATATTGATGATAATCATTTAAAACTTGGACTCTACGATTTTTCTTTTCTTGAAGATAGCAGCAAGGACCAACTTTGGTAACCCTCTCTTTATCAAGAGAATAATCATAAACATGATCTTTGTGCCACAAATGATTATATCTAACATCAACAAACTTCTTGACACCGCTATTAATATACTTTGCTGGATCTGGGCATACATGAACAAAGTATGTGCTTGTTTTATTCAGTGGAATATTTTTATCAGCAAATCCTTCCGTCCAAAAAACGCAGTCATTCCAATCAAAGTTATCAGGATACTCACCATCATGAAACCAATATGTTTCATATCCAAGATGAGTAAATGCTTTATAAAAAGCTGCATGAATATAGGAGTGAGTATGAGAGTACAGGGGATAACCCCAAACAATAATTTTCATCAGTACATGTCCTTGTAACAATGGATGAGAGGCAGATCGCTTTGTTGCCAATTTGGTGTTCTATGAGTTTCGCCAAGTAGATTATTCACAGAACAATCATAACCACAAACCAAATAAAGAGTAGTAATAAATTGATCCATTGAACCCATCACTGGATCATAATCTTCTTCAATAAATTGATTTACTTTACTAATATTTTCTTCAATAGTAAATAAGTTTTTGTTTAAAATAGAACCACCAGTTGCGCCATACCAATCTACATTTGGATTTGAATTATACTTCTCAACTATTTTATCATAAAGATAGACTTTGTTTCCTGGAACATAAGACATTGCAAGATTAAAGTCATCTTTAATATTAATTTTTCCCCTACAAAGAACATCATCCTCCATCAAAAGAACATAGTCAGTTCCGAAAACATTAAAACAATCAACTAATCTTTCATAAAGAACCTTAGCATGTTCTAGTAGAAGATAATTCATTCCCGTATTAACTTCATCAAAAACATAATGACAATTGTATTTTTCTGCTAAATCTGAAAAATCATCTCCATTATCAGAAATCAAATAATAAGGTACATCTGGATTGTGTGTTCGGAATTCGGAAATAGCGAATTCTGTTGCTTTTTTATTCTTATAGCACTGATGATATGCAGCAAAAGTTTTGGTCATAGATTTTTACCAATCCAGTCTTCAAGTGTTACAGTTGGACTCCACCCAAAAGTTTTTCTCAACTTTTCATTATTGGCAAGAGTTACTCTGGATTCACCAATCCTTGGTGGAATATTTACAATGTTGTCAGAGATCTGTTTTGCAATCTCATTTACGGAATGATTTTTACCAGTACCAACATTATAAATCTGACCAAATGCATCCGAGTCTGGATTAGAAATAGCAACCATGACGTTTGCATTTACAACGTCAGAAACATGAGTAAAGTCTCTACGCTGCTCTCCATCACCAACGATAGTTAGAGGTTCACCTGCTGCTTTCTGACGAAGAAAGATTCCAATTACTGGTGCATACTGCCCTCTAAGTGGTTGGCGTTCACCATACACATTAAAATATCTAAAACAAATAGTAGGAAGACCAAACAAGTCTGTATACATCTTGCAAAGTTTTTCACCATTCACCTTCGAAACCGAATAAGGATTGAGACAATCATCAGGTTGAGTTTCAACATTTGGAAATGGATTCATTCCATAAGCAGAAGATGTGGATGAATACATTACACGCTTAACACCTGCTTCACGAGCACATTGAAGAACGGTTACAGTTCCCACTGAGTTGATACTGACTGCTTCAATAGGGTTTTCAATAGCAGGTTGAATACGTGCCTCTGCTGCAATATGAAATACATAGTCAACTCCATCATAGAGTGAACGTGTATTTTCATAGTCACGAATATCGTACTTATAATTTTGCGCTTTGTCGTTCCAGTAGAATTGTTCATGAACATCAGAATATTCGTTATCAATCACTACAACTTCGTGTCCCATATCAATAAGACGATCTACAAGATTAGATCCAATAAATCCAGCGCCACCAGTTACCAATGATTTCATAAGATTACTCCTTCACGTAAACTAGAACAACATCATCAGGTCTTCCCTTAACTTCCCTTAAATCGATTCGGGTAAAATTAGATAGAAACTTTTCGGGATAAGATCCGGGTTCAGACCAGTCATTTACATCCTCAATTACATATGTGCCACCCTTTTTCAAATAAGATTTTAGAATTTGAAAGGTCTTTACAGTCAGATCTTTTTGATGAGAGGCATCATCAATAATAAAGTCAAACTTAGGAAGACTCTCAAAAGTACTGGGATCATCTTGGCTGCCTTCTGGAATAATAATCATATTAGTATATTTCTTTGGATCAATTTCCAAAGGAGAATAGTCAATATCACTCCCGTATATTTTACCATTCGGAAATAGTTCGGACCATATTACCATACTGTGTCCACGCCAAGTACCAACTTCTAGCATGGTAAAATCTTCTACATTTTCATACTTAGATAGAAGTTCTGGATAAACTAAATCATAAGAATGACCAGCAGCTTTGTCAGTTAGTCCTTCTAGACTATATTCAATTAATTTATTTCTAATAGATTCTGTAAAACTCATTTTAATTCCAATTATTTGCAAAAAATGGATAAAGCATTCTCTCCCAAAAATGAGAGACTTCTACATATGGATGCTGAAACTCTGGATCATTCTTAATATGAATGTACTTCTCTTTGCTGTGCTGTAAGATCTTATCCTTTCTAACTGCAAAGTTGTGAGACCAAGCACATCGAGAAGGTCCAGGCCAAGGAAGATCAATGTAATTAACCCACCAATCTGTCATGTGAGCATACTCACAAACCTTATACCTCTCATCTGGTGTTGCCAATCTCCAATTTTGATGATCATAAACATTCTCATCTAATGGAGCAGAAATACCTTTATCATATGCTTCGTTCAAAACATAATCTAAAAATACCAGTGGATTTTTTTTATCATTTTCACTGTGAGTATTTTTGACATCACCAAGGTGATCATCTACTCTTCCCTGTATGAATGCGACAACATCAGGTAGATTATCGTAGTGATCTACAATATAACAAAAGAAAGAATATGTTTCTAGTCCTATTGGATTCATAGAAACAACTTCTTTAAACTCTTCATTCTTTAACTCAGTTGTTTTGTTATAAACAACTGCGTCTTTTTTGTAATGATCAAGCCAGTCTAGGTTTTCATTATACCTAGCAACACAAATGTCATAGGTAAACATTACGACTTCTCCATCTTACTTCTATCTAACATCCAAGCTTTTAAGTCTACTACGGCATGAGGAATTTGTAAATATGCAAACGTATGATGGACAAGTTCATGCATGTGACGAATTCCATCTTTATAGAAATCATCATATACTTTCAGAATGCCAAACTCTTGCATTCTGTGTTTTGGTCCAAGATAGAACCAATCACAATATTCTCTACCCCTACCTGCCTGTAAAGATCCATCCATCACATAAATTCCATCTTGATTGCAAAGTTCGAGAGGAACTCTATCTTTGAATTCTAGATCAGTTCTCATTCGAATAACAAGATCATAATCACCTTCAACAAGATCAATCGATTTCTTAACAGATGTCCATTGCGACTTCTGGCGATATATTGATTGTCTTACAATGTCTTCTTCAAGAGAGAATTCCATTTGACTTACCATTTTAAAATTAGATAAGTCAAAGTCAAGATACTTTTCATAAACCATTTTTTTGGGATTCATCTTATTTTTGAATTCCAAAATTGGATCATAGTTTTCTGGATAAACCAAAGAACTATTCCAGGCAAATATTTGCCCACGATAACTCTCATCCCACCAGAAATGTGCATAGACATCAACCTCATGATCTTGGATGAGATTATCAAAATTCATCTTTTCAATGAATCTTGGTTGTCCCGCAAAACAAAGAGCAATTTTCATATCACTTTTCAAATACTAAACAAACAACTTGAAGATCTTCATTATTGTATGGAATATGAAAATCTGTCTGCTCTGCTTCTTTATCATAAGTTCCTTTTAGTTTCAAACCAGAACTCTCTACAATATCAATAAGAATTTCTGGTTTTATAAATTCACCAAAATCATTGTTGATATTAATGTCACTTGAAATGATAAACTTACCTTTTGGTTTTAGAACACGGTGAACTTGTTCTGCGACTTCTTTTGAGTAATCTTTCTCTAAAATTTCTTCTTTAAAGATATCTAAATCTTTTCTATTTAAAACTCTATTAAACATCAGAATCTAGGCAACGTAATCATAATGGGATGTGCTTGAATATCAATTCCAAAACAATCAACCATTTTTCTATGTAGGAGCTCATGGCACCATGCTTTTTGATTTTCCCTCATACACTTATCAAAAATAAGTTGAGAAACTGGAAACACACTCATAAAAGCATCCATGACATCGGAACCACCAAAGTTGAACCAATCATTGATCATTCCATCAGGTTGGTTCATAATGCCAGTGAAGTTAATAACTTCTGGATTGTAAATATTATACTGCATTTTAGTTTGAACCATAGAATCGGTTCTGCAACGAATCACCCAATCATACTTGAAATCATTTTCATATTCATGAAGTTTTTTAAGTTTATTGACTTCATTCAGACTATAAAAGTAAGACAAGCAATTATTGACAGTCCTGTTTCGATAGTCAGGATCTAGTGGATTATCAATGGAACCTGGCCAATATCTATAAAGAGAAGTTTCAAAATAAAGTTTTGAATCAACAAACTTTTTGCTTTTTTCAACAGAGATTGATACTGGGTTATAAATCGACTCAAAAGTTTCAACAGCGTTTTCTGAAATCCGTTGATTTACCCAATCTCCATTTCCACCATACTTATAAGGACTCCTCTGTAAATCTTCATCAAACCAAAGATGTGCAAAAACATCTACATCATAATCTCTAATTACATTTTGTTTGATATATTCCGAACACTCCTTGACAAATCTTGGTTGCCCAGAAAAACATAATGCTATTTTCATAATTCAATCTCAGTTACTACCTTCTTAAATAATGATTCCAAATCAGTATTTGGTTCCCAACCAAGAAGTTCTTTTGCTTTTTGATAAGAACCTCTTGAATGCTTATTCGTTTCCTTTGCGACAATATCTTTGTTTAAAGGGTATGAACCTTCAAATAGTTCTGGATAAGTATCCCACAACTTCGAAGCATCTCTATATGTAGGTTGAATGTCAGAACCAAAAACATCGGAGACATATTTAACAATTTGATTTACAGAAATCAAAGTCCCCGTACATACATTAAAAGTATCATCTGGTTTTTTATCAAGACAAATATCAATCAAGTTTACAACGTCATCTACATGAATATAATCTCTCTTTTGCTCACCATCAGAATGAAGCATCGGAGGATTTCCCTTCTTAATTTCTCTAACCAGATAATTTAGTAAAGGAGGATTCTTTCTATGAATATCTTGCCTTGGACCAAATACATTAAAGAACCTAAGGGTAGTAATTTTCATATCATAATTAATACGATATGACTCACAAACTTCTTCTGCCATCTTTTTAGACAAAGAATACCAAAGCCTGGGATTTACACCCAGATCTTCGGTAAACACTTTTTCTTTATTGTTTTCATAGATAGCACTTGTACTTGCAAAAATAACATGCTGAACATTCCACTTTCTGGCACAATTTAGAATGTTCATTGTTCCAGCAACATTAACATCAATCGTCTCAGTGGAATTAGTTTCGCAATCGGGCAAGGCAGTGATAGCAGCTAAATGAATAATGCAATCATAATCACATCTAAGAAGGTTTTCTAAATTGGGATCACAGATACTTACATTATGAAAATCACCAAACTTCTCCCCATTGATAGTTAAATTCTCTTGGTATCCATTTCTAAGATTATCAACAAGAGTAAGAGTATGACCTTTCTTATGCAAGAAGTATCCCAAGGTAGATCCAATTCCACCTGCTCCACCAGTCAAAAGTATCTTCATTTTAAAAACTCCTTTAAGTTATCACTGTTTCTTGGTATATTAATTGCTTCACATGAGGGATATGGATTACTCTTGGCAAAATCATTAATAATTACTCGCTTGCAATGGGGAAGACCTGTAATAAGTTCATCATACAATACTTCTTTTTCATCCAACTCTTTAATTGTCAATTCTCTCATATAATTTGGTCTACTTGTTGTCAGAACAATTTTTACTTTTCCAGACTTGCGAAGAAAGTTTAAATGATCAATATTATTTTGCAAAGACTCGCCATTACCTACATATGGTGGGAAATGAACAGATGAATTAGTTACCAAAGTCCCATCAATATCTACAAATAAACAACTATATTGACTCTTATAATTGTTCCAAGAATCAATAGTTCCCCAATCTTTAAAGTTTGTTGTTGAAAGTCCTTCAAACTTAGAACCCGAAAGTATCATTTCAAATATAACGTTGCTCACATAACATTCTCCTTCCAAGTCTTGAATTTTGTCAAAGGTTTCGCAGAACTGAGATGCACTCTCAAATCCATATCCACCAGCAGAGAAAGTTGAACTAATTACTTTCTTTTCAACAATATTAGTAACAATTCCGTTTACATCAAGCTCAATATAACTCTTAGTTCTGGCATTAATATCATCCATGTCATTAAGATCGAAGAACGCAATCTGATTAGTTGGAGATTCAATATTGCATTCATAGTATCCGTCAGAGTCTTTGATAAAGATAAATCCTTCAATACCCTCCTTCTTAATTGCATTATAGACAGTTTCTGATTGTGAAGATGTCTGCTCTTCCAAAAAGATAAACTTTGACTTATTGATCAGACCACATTCTTCTAATTCATTTTTGAAACCTTTAAGAAATTGATATTTTTCCTCATGCTCATCTAAGAAAATAAAACATAGAGAATCAAAAAAATCCAAATTGATTCCCAGAATAGATTCTGTAACCATGAATCTATTCGTCATTGGATGAGTTAACATCCATTTAGGTCTCATCCCAGGAAATCTAGAAGACTTTCCCCCCATGGGAACAATTAAATTTTTCATATAAACTAGAATTTTTTATCATTTTATATAATGTATCTCTTTGGTATTGATTAGTCAAGTATGGCTCAATTCGCAAAGAGTTTAAAGTATCAAGAATTTGGAAACAATCACTATCAATGTAAGAAGAATATCTCTGATAAAGATTGTCCCAAATAAATCTGTAAATTTGTTTGATTCTTAATGAATCTATTCTTTGAACTTTTAGACTCCAAAAGTAATAAAGATCTTGTTTTAATTTGACAAGATCGCAGATAAAACTATCAACGTATGAATCTAAAAAATCAATGAAAAACAATCTGTTTCTATGGAACAGAATATTAGTAAAAGTTAAATCTCCATGACAGAATGTTTTTGGTGCAATAATTGTTTTGTTGAGGAGATGATCCTTTAAAAACAAAACATAGTCTCTGTACTTTGTTTTACTTTCAAGAGAATTAAGTTTTTCTGTTATCTGATTATTAATCTTATGATTCTTAGAACTTAAAATCAAAAAATCAAAATAAGAAAATAACGTCTCAATTACAAAATTAATATCAGTGATATTTGAAGTTGAAAAATATTCACTAAAAGAAAGACCAGAAATATACTCCATATCAAAAAAATATATTTTATCTTTACTCACATTATATATTTTTGGAGTATTGATATTCTTTAAAATAAAGTTTGAAAATAAAACTTGCTTATCTATTTGTTTAGAAAGTCTAGAATTGTACTCATCCGAAGATGAGTATTTTCTAATAAGTTGATTGTCAATCAACTCCAATTTACAACCAGATAATCCATTATCTAATTTTTTCATTTGTGATATTTGGAATTGTCCTTTGCAAGATGAACAATTTTTGGATCGAATTCACAATATCCAGCAAAGACTTCTGGATATGCATACTCTGGACCTAGGACATTTACAAGTTCTTTATTCTCAATAAAATATTTGTTGAGATGACTTTCATCATGCCAGACAGCGATTACATTACGCGATAGGTCATCCTTTGTTCTCCTATCAAGTTCTTTCCTCATATCAAGAACCTCAGGAACTTTTCCTCCCCAAAGACATCCTTGAAAATAAACAGAGAAATCTGCATCATCTTCTACACATGCATTAGATAATGTATTAGTCTCCAATGATCCAGGGAATTTATTATGAGGTGGCATCTTTAAAAAATGGCACGGATGATGAACGCCAAAGAGTGATTTTGTTTCATCAAAGAATTCTTCTGTTGTAATTTTATCTACAACAAGAGCATCAGCATCAATGAAAACAAACCAATCATTCTTTTTAATTTCCTCTTCTGCTTTTTGAATGATTTCAAATCGATTCAGAGTAATAAATGGCCATTCAAGATGTTCCTGATGATATACCTTAACGTCCTCAGGAAAATCACCTTCTCCATCAGTAAAGACTAAAAAGTTTTTTTCTACACCAGGTAAAAAATACTCATGAATGTTTTCATAGTATTTGGGAAGGAAATTTAAATACTTTCCTGTCCCCATAAAACAGATAGCAACTTTCATTAAATTACAATCCAATCAGGACAATAGAGATCTTTTGTATCAAGATGAGCATTACTTGGACCAAACCAAACCTTAGGAGCAATTACTTTTTTAGAAGTTGATAACCATGCCCCCCACCAACTAAAAGTACTATTTGCAATAATATGTTCTTTGCAAAGAGACATTAGACATAGATCGACGTAACTATTATTACTCTCCGACACTAAGAATCTATCATCAGAGAATAATGATTGTTCTTTACACCAGTCAGGATCGTCTGAAAAAATAATTACTGTTTTATCAGAATCAAATTGACGTAGAGCTTCCTTATAGTAGTCAAGACCAAGATTATGATGATTAGAAGAGTTAATCAAAAAATCACCTCTCCTGATATGTAAAGAAATTGGATCATTGACTTGCGATACCATCTCTTTACATGGTTTGAGTATTTCATCTTTAAAGGCGAAATCTTCTCTGATTTCATCTTCAATATGTTTGAAATATTTTTCAGTCTGGAAATACCCAACAAGATTCACCCAATCTGGGCATTCATCGAATATATCTTCATTAAAATAAAATCCAGATTCTTGAACAAGTGGTCTTGATTCATCTATGGTTTGAAGATTCAATTCGCTTAGATTTTTAAGAACAAATGGTTGAAAAATTTCAATACGCAATTTATTACCAAGAGAATCTATAACAACTTCTCTGTGATTAGGAATACAAAAGTTATAATTATTGTTTCTTGCTATTCCTTTGAGAGAAGCGTATTGAAACATCTGGTTTCCCAGTTGTCCCATTTTACCCAAAAAGTTAAATCCAATCATGATGTTTTTAATTCAATCTGCTCTACAATCCACTTATATGTTTTACGAATTCCTTCTTCAAGAGTTTGAGAATAATCCCACCCTAGTTTTTCACGAATCAAATCATTATTTGAGTTGCGACCACGAACACCAAGAGGAGCATCAAGAATATGATTTTTCCCAACATTCTTACCAGCAACTTTTGCGGCAGTTTCTACAAGTTTATTGATAGTGACCATTTCTTCTGAACCAATATTCACTGGTCCAATAAAGTCACTCTCCATCATTCTGCGTGTTGCTTCGATGCATTCGTCAATGTACAGGAAGGAACGAGTCTGTAAACCATCTCCCCACACATCAATAGATCCACCTTCCTCTGAAAGATATGCTACTTTACGACAGATTGCTGCTGGGGCTTTCTCCCGACCACCTTCCCAGGTTCCCTCTGGTCCGAAAATATTATGATATCTAGCAACACGTACAGGGATACCATAGTTACGATGATAAGCAAAGTAAAGGCGTTCCGAGAACAGTTTTTCCCAACCATATTCAGAATCTGGTGCTGCTGGATACGCGGATTCTTCACGACAGTCGGGATTATCTGGATCAAGTTGATTGTACTCTGGGTACATGCAAGCAGAACCAGAATAGAAAATTTTAGTCTTATTTACTTCTTTGAAATCATTCAGTTGACGTTGTGCTTCAAGAACGTTTAGATTAATAGTCACTGAGTTATGCATAATATCTGCATCATTCTCGCCAGTAAACACAAATCCTGCTCCACCCATATCAGCAGCAAACTGATAGATCTCATCAAAGGTCTCAATGTACCTACTAGGAACAAAGTTATAAAAATTGCGATAAGGACCTTTGTATTGTAGAACTCTTTCTACAAAATTTAGATCTCGCAGATCACCAACAACAAATTCATGTGCTTCGCCCTCTGAAAACTCAGGAAATTTAAGATCAACACCACGAACCCAATATCCTTCTGAGCGAAGTCTTTTTACCATATGACTTCCAATAAATCCACCAGCACCAAGCACAAGTGCTGTTTTCCTATAATCACTCATAGATTATTCTAAATTCCCTCTATATATGATACAAAAAAAGGAGGTTGTTGTCAACCTCCCAAGCAATTCAGGCTCGCCGCCTGCCCTTTGACCAGGGCACTTTTTATGTCATTCCGAGACGGGTTGAGGAATCAGATCCTCGTATGCAGCGTCAACTGCTTTTTCAAAATCATGGTACGGTCCATGATTTACCTCATTATACACATAATAATATTTACCTTCAACTTCTAGGACATCAAAGTAAGTGATTACTTGATCACCAGTATCAAGGTCTTCAACAATTCTCATCCGTACTGGATTAGTATCAAATTGCATAGCATTAAAGGGTAAGTTGACTCCACCACTTGATTTTAAGAAACCAAGAAAAGTTGGGTTAATTTTGATATCTCGGTAATACCAAAAAATACTATTAGAAATAGCACATCCCAGAGTTTGAGTTTGATTGCAAAAGGAATACCAAGAAGTCCTCCGATAAACTTAATGACCAAACCATATTTGAAACTTCCCCATAGCATGATTTGATAACCAAGCATAAGGAGAATGTTTCCAAGATATCGTAAGATACTAGATTTAGACATAAGGGGTTTTTATCACCGACCAGGGCTTAGTTTTGAGTCATAACCGAGACTATTCTTCATCATCTCTCACATAGCAAGGAACTCTATCTGGATCTAACCATTTAGTATACTCGAAGTCCTCCATCGCTGTCATCAGTTGCATCTCATTATCGCAGTGATACATATCACGATAGCGACCAGTATAAGAATCTGCTTTTTGAATACGGCAATCAGGTTTACCGTTGATTTCTAGTGTTCCGACCTGCACATAACGATATGGAAACCGCTCCATTAGAACGGTTGGTTTCCTTACGACGTTCATCATGCTTCAACTACCTCAATATCACTAGCGACATATTCCATGAGCATTTCATAATCATCCAGAGGATCACCAGAAAATACTACACCCTCGTTTTCATAGTAGCGACGAACCTTTTTGTAGAGTTTCGGATTCTTTACATCAAGGTAGAACTCGCCATTTGCGGCACTACGAAGAGTTTGAACGTCTTTCTTAAATTTTGCTGTGAGAGTCATTGTTTTGAATGTTGACCTTAGTATTATAAGGGTTTGACTCAGAGAAGTCAATATGGACAGTAGAGTTTCTGTCTTATGCAGGTTGTCGGTTACGATCCGACCTGTGCCGATTTATGAGATCGGTGCTTTCACCAGATAGCTAAACCTGCAAGGTACGAGTGCCTGGATTCGAACCAGGTCAAAGCCGCTAATCTGGCGGAAAAGGTTTATAAGACCTCTCTGACTACCAAGTCTCACTCGCTTGAATCCAAATTTATAATAGCGGATTTGGAACGCTAGGTCAAGAACCTTCTTCGTGGTCGGTGTGTATTCGTATCACATCGTCGTCCACGTTAGATTCTACTGCAAACTTTATGGTTTCGTTGTATGGAACAATCACTGCGTTTCTTTCTCCATCAGTAATAATAAATGATTCACCATTTTCAACTCTTTCTATCAGAGTATCAAAATCTTCTTGAAACTCTTCGACTGTAAACTTTTGGAGATTTGAAAGTTCTGGATACATTTTTATAAAGCGAAGTTTTTATGATCGGGGTGAGAGGGATCGAACCTCTGTCTTCTTGCTCCCAAAGCAAGCCGTCTACCGCTGACTTACACCCCGTCAGCACCGTTATTTAGTTTGGTGTATGATATTATACCCATAATCGGAGCAACCGTCAAGCCTGCTCCACAAAGTCCCAACCATACTGGACTTGCTGCTAAAACTTCTATTAGGTGAAACATTAGTATCCCCTCCAAGTTTTAAATTCGTAGTAAAAGTATTGGTCTACACTAAAATTATCTAACGGGGCATTTTCTTCTCGATGTGCCCATTCAAGACAAAAATCTTTAATTTTATGATCGTTTAATGAATTGTGACCCCACATTCTAACAAAGGAAGATGCAGCAAATTGATACCTCTCCTTAATGTGCGGTTCCATTCCCCTTGTAATCGTTGGAATCATAGTATCCTCCTCGTGTTCCGAAATAGAGTGTTGTCAAAACAAACGGAATTGAAACAAGTAAAAGTGCTTTTGCTAATAACATATTTTTATTGTGGGTATGCGTGTGTGAGACTCCACCAGATCCAGAGTCCCATAATTGATCCGTAAAGAAGTGATGAAAAGAAAAGCGTCTTAAACATCTTTCTCGTCCTCGTAAGTTGATGGTTCTTCAAAGAGTTCGTCTAACTTTTGTTGTAAAACTCTCTCTTGAAGTTCTTGCAAATCTTTTTCTGTTAAAACTATCATTTATCCTTTAATAGTTCTTCTACTCTTTTACGCATATTGGTACTGTCTTGTTTCATATAATCACGTAGAGAATATCCACGTTGATTTCTCATAATACAAGTGCCCTGATAAAACATCGTGGCGGCAAACACCAGTAATAGGACTATGCCTATTATTTCAGAGTAATGTTGAGCCATGGTAGTAATGGTGGAATTTCTCCAATTAATCTCAATAGTCCTTCAGCAAATAAACCAAGAACCACCCAACCGACGCACATACTAATGATAGAAGCATTGCGGTTGTGTCTTCGTATTGCTGCATCGATCATCTCCTGAACTTCTGAACGGGTAACTAATTCTTCTTGTTCATGCATCATTTCTTGTCTCCAAGAAACTCTGCAAGTCGATCTTTTTTTGTTTTTACAATTTCGACTGCTCTTTTATAAAACATATTGTCTGTATTACCAGAAGACTCAAAAGTTGCCTTGATCTTCACCCAATTATCATAGGTGCGTTGATCCATGAGTTTATCCCGTGATATTAATATATAATAATCACAAGTATTTCGTTGTCAAATTATGTGTTCATTACAAGACACTCATTAAGAGATTGTTAAGTTCATATCTGCTATTGAAACGGAAGCGGTAGGATTTGAACCCACGAACGCTATTAACGTTGGTTGTTTTCAAGACAACTGCCATAAACCACTCGGCCACGCTTCCAATATTAGAGGATCAACGAACCTCAAAATCTAAACGCTTTACCTTGCGTTGGCGTCTTGCTTCTTGAAAAGCAAGATCTTGTGAAGAGAGAACATTTGATTTTTGTTCTTTCTGAATAGAATTTAACATAACAATACGAGATAAGTCAACTGCTGAAATCTTATCACCGCGAATTGTTGCCATATTAGGACAACCACACGTTACAGTTTTGGTTGGGTGTCCTGTTAATTCTCTATTACAATCTTTGCATCTTATTGAAATCATTGTCTTTCATCCTAGTCATTGCAAATGCGATCTGAGTTGCCAGATGAATTTACCGTGTGCTTCCATTAAATCTTGAACTAAATTAGAAGTTGCATATTGTTTTTGAGATTCGGATTCTTCCGAAATCTCTTGCATCATTTCACAAAACTTTGTGTTATTATCTAGAAGTTCTTGTAACATTTCTTTTGCTGCTGGCGAACTTGATGTACCTTCAATTTGAGTTACTTCAAGTATTCTAGAAAGAGAACTCAAAGGTTTTATGTTCAAATAACGCATATGTTCTGAAAGACGATCAATCTCTTCAAACATAGTTTCATACTGACCACCAAAGAGTTGATGAAGTTGGGTGAAATCTTCACCAACAACATTCCAATGAAATGCCCAAGTTTTATGGAATAAAACAAAAAGCGATGACTGAGCATCACTTAGTAGTTTATAAAGTCTTTCCATTATACTCTTTTTACTTTTATTTATCAAGTGGGCAATATCGGATTCGAACCAATGACCAACTGCGTGTAAAGCAGCTGCGCTACCGCTGCGCTAATCGCCCATAAGGGGAAGGAGAGCTCTTGGACGAAACCGCAGGATCACTTCCCCAGAGCGAATGACGGGGATCGAACCCGTGACACCAACTTGGAAGGATGGGATGTTACCGCTACACCACATTCGCTTATGAGACAATCATAAACCTTTTGAGTTTGATT